AACAGATTAGGGTGGACAGAATTTGTACCTTTATTAAAGAAGTTGTCCAAATTATTAAAACTTAAATAAACCAACTATGACAGTAAAAAATGTATTATTAAAAGCAGATGAGTTTTACAATGAAATTTTTGAAAAGGATACAATTTATATTCATCATACTGCAGGTTCTCATAGACCTGATTGGGTAGTAAATAGTTGGGAACATGATAAAACTCAGGCCGGCCTAACTTTAAAAGTGGCTACTTCCTACATCATCGGTGGAGTTTCTACACGAGATCTTACAGATGTTACTTGGGATGGTGTAATAGTTAAAACCTTTGAAGACAAATATTGGGCTCATCATTTAGGTACAACTGGAGCTAATAACTCTATCTTAAATAAAAAATCTATTGGTATTGAGATATGTAATTATGGCCCATTAGTTCTTGGTAAAGATGGCCAGTATTTCAACTATGTAAATAGTCCGGTACCTGCTAATATGGTTGTTAAGTTAAACAAACCATTTAGAGGATACACTTATTACCATGCTTATACAGAAAAACAAATAGCTGCTCTTAAAGAGTTGCTTTTAGATATCATCAAACGTCACCCTAAGATCAATCTTAAAAAAGGGCTTAGAGAAGACATAGCAAATCCTGATTTTCTAGAGTTAAATCAAGCTGCTTTAAAAGGTTATCCAGGTGTGTGGTCTCATAGTAATGTGAGAAAGGATAAATTTGATGTGTATCCTCATCCTCAATTAATTGCTTTATTACATTCATTATGATAAAACTATTTAAAAATTACTACCATCCAACTCCTAAAAGATGGAAAAAAATAGGAGATGCTTTATTAGCTGTAGCTGCTGCTCTAGGTGGTGGTGGTTTAATTGCTTTTGATAAGCTGGAACAAATATTCACCGATCATGAACTTAAAGTTATAATTGGTATTATTTTAGTTACAGGTATTGTAGGTAAATTCCTAACTAACTTTTTTACTGATGAAACTATAAAACCAACCCCAGATGAAGAACCTAAAGTTTAATTTACTACTAATTGTAACAATATTAGTAGTTCTTAGTAGCTGTGTAGCTACCAAAAAACAAAAAAACAGATTCCTTGCTAAATATTGTGAGAGAAAAGATAGCATCAGTTATGTTGTTAAAGACTCAACTGTATACAAGGATACTACCATATTTATACCTACAATAGTTAATACACCAATCTACCTGGAGAATCCTTGCAAATTACTTTGTGACTCACTAGGAAATTTAAAACCCTTCAGCAAAACTTCAGGTAAAGGCTCAGGTCTTTTATCTCATGTGCACACTGTAGGGAACAGTATTGTGTTTGACTGCAGAACAGATTCTTTAAAGGCCCGCATTCAATGGCTTGAGAAACATCAAACGGTTACTACCAATTCTCATACTGAAAATACTGTCCAAAAGCTTTGTGAATTAGAGCATAGAACCAAATTTGATGGATTTACCTGGTGGTGGTTTTGGATCACCGCAGGCTTACTGTGCTTATGGGTTCTAATCAAAATAGGTAAAACCTACTTAAAAGCATACCTACCCTTCTTAAAATAATTTAAAGTAAACATTGTAAGTTTAAAAGTTTATATGTACATTTGCATATAAACTTTTTAAATTTAAAACAATGTCTGAAACAACAAACCAACCAAAAGATGTTGAACTTACTCCTGAACAGATTCTAGAACGTAAGGCTCAACTCAAAGAATTTTATGCAAACCAGATGGACTTACTCAGACCTCAACTTGAGTATGAAACTACCTTGGCCTCAATCGAGGAACAAAGGTTTAAAAGAATGACCATGATTTACCGTCAAGCTGAAATGCAAATGGGTCCTCAAGAAGAAAAAGAAAAAAAACAAGCTGAGGGTGACACCCAAAAAGAAAGAACTCTTAAGAAAGATAAATAATTAGTCAATAAACCAACATGGCTAGATTTAATAAAGTAGATAAAAAAGTCAAACTGACTTTGGAAGAAATAATTAAGTTTCAGATAATCACTCATTGTTATATAAACCATATAACTATTAGTGACTCTGAAATTAATTGTTTAACCCTATTGGGTCTTAATGGTAAAGCAGAATTATCAGATTTCTGTAATGCATGCTGTGTACCAGAGAATAGAGACAAGGATTCTAAACTGGCTATTACCAAAGTTATTTTTAAAACCCCACAAACAGTTAGAAATTGTTTAGCTAAATTGGCTAATTACAATATCATTAGTAAAGTTGGCTTAGGTCATAATAAAACTGTGGAGTTAAATCCGAATTTAATGATTCAGATTACAGGTAACATATTGTTGGACTATAAAATTTTTTACATTGATACCCAAGAAAGCTAGAGATTTTAAGAAAGCCACAGCCGAAGAGACCGGGTTTTCTGAAGAATTAACAAGTTCTTTGATTGATTTTTACTGGACCACTATTAGAAAAGACCTCTCTGCTCTAGTGCACCCGAATATATCGATAGTAAACTTAGGTATATTCAAGATAAAACACTGGAAGCTTGATGATACTGTAGCTCATTATGAACAGATTATTGGTAGGATAGAAGGTAATTTTTACAAGCATGCCATGAGAATTGATATCAATGATAAACTTGATAAGATTCAAAGATTAAAACAACTATTAAAAGAAGATGAAGAAAGGTTAAACAAGAAAAAAGCACTGAGAGAAAATGAAAACATTGATAAAAATATGGAACAGTAAACACTTGATTTGGCAAGGTGTTATAAACAAGTTATTTAAAAAAGACCCTATTGAGGTTCTCTACAGAGAACGTAAAGCTATCTGTATGAACTGTGAATTAGTGGACAGAATTGGTCACAGTTGTGTAATGCCGGGTACTCAACCTTGCTGCAGTGATTGTGGTTGTAGTCTTGGTTTAAAACTGAGATCTCCTGATTCGGCATGTACTCATCCTGATGGTCCTAAATGGAAGGAGGTTGCACTATGAGCTGGCAAAAATGTCCCATATGTAAAGGTACAGGAGATAACCCATTCATACTAGAATTACCTAGAGAGGTTTATCCATGTCCTACTTGTAAAGGAGCAAGAATAATATCTAAAGTAACTGGTACACCACCAATAGTAACAAAGAAAAATAATTTCTTTGAGTTTGTAGACTCTTGTGAATCAGATGAACAACATAAATGGATATGTGATTTGCTAAAAGAAAGAACTCAAAAATCAACTTAAACACAGAATCAACATGTCAGTCATATTCAAAGCCACCAACCATAGATACGAAAGTCTTGATCCGGATGAAAGGATTGACTGGATTAGTGTAACCAGTTTTGTAGCCATGTTCAAACAGAAGTTTGACCCGATTAAGCAATCAGTTAAGTCTTCCACAAACCCAAGGTCCAAGTGGTTTGGTATGGATCCTTTAGAGATTCAAAAACATTGGGCTAGTGAAACAGATAGAGCTATCACTGCGGGCTCTTGGTATCATGACCAAAGAGAAAGTGATTTAACCAGCATCGATACTATTCAAAGAGCTGGTAGAGAAATTCCTATTATCAAACCTATAATCAATGATGGTGTAAAACATGCTCCCGTACAGAGATTAACCGAAGGAATTTATCCTGAGCATATGGTGTATCTTAAATCTGCGGGTATCTGTGGACAATCTGATAGAGTTGAGGTTATTAAGGATACTGTTGATATTGTAGATTATAAAACTAATAAGGAAATCAAAGTTGCAAGCTTTGTTAATTGGGAGGGTAAATCTCAAAAGATGGAAGGGCCTTTATCTCATGTTGATGATTGCAATTTTAACCATTATGCTCTACAGTTAAGTATTTATATGTATATTATATTGAAGCATAATCCAAGATACAAAGCTGGTAAAATGTTTTTACATCATGTAGTTTTTGAGAAAGAAAGTGAAGACAAGTTCGGTAATCCTATTCTTAAAAGAGATAGTAATGGTGAAGTAATTGTAAAAACTGTTATACCATATGAAGTACCTTATTTAAAAGCTGAAGTAATATCAATGATTAATTATTTACAAGACAATAGAAAATGAGTGACGAATATGAACACCAGTCGTACTGGACAACCTTAAACAAGAGACTTAATAAAGAACAAGAAGCTGTTTGCTCTGAACCTATATGCTTTCATGAAGATGAAAAAGGTAACTGCTTGATGAGTGTTAAATTTGTAATGATGGATCTAGGTAAAGTTAATCCACCTTTTTGTGAAACTATAAAAAATAAAAAATGATAAGACTATTTGATTTACAAAATGGCAAGGTCATTCCTACAGAGCACTGTTATACTATAGGATATCTTAAAGACATCATGGATGAATATCCTGAAGATTATTTATCAGTATATGCATTTCTTTTTTATATGACTTGTCCAAATGAGGACCTTAATCCTTACTTCAATATGAATGAAGGAGAGAAAGAAGAAATCATCATGAGGGATGTTCGCGGTAACTTTACTACAGAAGATCCTTTAGTTATTACAGCTTTAAGTAATATGCTAGTAATGTTTACTACACCTACATCAAGAGCTTATACAGGTATAAAAATTGCATTAGATAATATGGGTGAAGTAATGGCTACAACTAAACCTACTTTTGGTAGAGATGGTTCAGCTACAGCCTTATTAAGAATTGCTGAAAAGTTTGACTCCGTACGACAATCTTACAAAGGAGTATACAAAGATTTACAAGATGAACAATCAACTAGAACAAGAGGTGGAGGCTCTTTAGCTTATGACATGTAATACAGAATTACAAGATTGGTTATTTCACTATAACCCTTACAAAAAAGAATGGTGTGCTTTTAAAAGAGACCAGCTTAATGATTATTTTAATGGTACTTTAAAACATGCTATTATTTCAAAAAATCACCGTATCTTAGTGTCAGCTATTACAAAAGCTAATGGTGATGAACAAAAAATAAAACTTTTAGTAAGACTTGCTCAATTAAATGGATAGTTTCTTTTTTACAGATATACCCACATGGGAAAATGGTGTTTGGACTACTACAAGTTTTAGTACTCAGGAAGACTTTGCTCTTTTCATTAAAACATTATTTTTAGAACCAGGTAAGTATGAGTTTGATGAAACTTCTTTTGTTTTTGCTAAAGAAGCTAAGAAATATCAGAAAGATGGATTCTATTGTGAGGCTGCTGTAAAAAGTAGAGATTACATTGAATATTGGGATGCCCAAAAAACTAGATGTAGAAAAGGAGCCTTTTACAAGAATAAAGGGAAGACGTGGTTCCTCACTAGGGAATATTACATGTGGTTGAACTTCCTACCGATTAATGACAAGGAGAAAAAGAAGTTTGATTTCCCTTCTGTAAGGGATGCTCAATATCACATGGCCTTGTATGAATTCTTGGCTGAGTTAAACTATATGCATTGTGCTATCTTGAAGAAACGTCAGATAGCCTCTTCATATTATCATGCCGCTAAACTGATCAATCTTATATGGTTTGAACAAACTCCTATTCTAAAGATTGGAGCTTCATTAAAAGGTTATGTTCTTGATACTTGGAAATTCTTAGCTGAATACAAAAACTTCTTGGATTTAAATACAGCCTGGTACCGTGATATGAATCCAGGAAAACCTTTGGATTGGATGCAGCAAATTGAAACAACCATTCAAGGAAGTAACAGAAAGACTATGGCTGGTTTAAAAGGAGTTCTAAAAGGAACATCTTTTGAGAAAGACCCAACAGCCGGTGTCGGTGGGCCTTGTACTTTCTTTTTCCATGAAGAGGGTGGGATTGCCCCGCATGCTGATAAAACTTTAGGTTATATGAAGCCTGCCTTAAAATCAGGTTTAATTACTACGGGTGTGTTTGCCATTGCTGGTTCTGTAGGTGATTTAAGTCAGTGTGATCCGTTAAGAAAAATGATCATTCACCCAGAGGCTAATGACATTTATCCGGTGGAGTCTAACCTACTTGATAGTAAGGGAACATTTGGTAAATCAGGATTGTTTATTCCTGAGCAATGGTCTATGCCGCCATGTGTTGATGAGTTTGGTAACTCTAAAGTTGAGGAAGCTTTAAAGATGCTAGATGCTTATTTCATTCAAAAGAAAAAAGATTTAAGCCCTGAAGACTACCAATTAGAATTATCTCAGCACCCGCGTAACATTGAGGAGGCTTTTGCTACAAGAACTGTATCCTTATTTCCAAGTCACTTAGTGGCTGCTCAGAAGAGAAGAATTGAGGAGAAAGAATATATCACTGAATTTATTGACTTAAGTAAAAATGCTGATGGCAGCTTTAATGTAGACAAGAGTAATAAGATTCCTGTAATGGAATTCCCTGTAACCAAAGCAACTGAAGATAAAACAGGAGTTATTGTTATGCATGAGAAACCAATACCTGGTGCCGCCTGGGGAACTTACTATGCTTCTATTGACCCTGTTTCCCAAGGTAAAACTACTACTTCAGAATCTTTATGTTCTATTTACATTTATAAGATTCCTGTAGAAGTTACCAAGGATAATGGAATAGAAGTTACAACACATATTGAACAAGATAAGATTGTAGCTCACTGGTGTGGTCGTTTTGATGATATTAACAAAACACATGAAAGATTAGAGCACATGATTGAGTGGTATAATGCATGGACCTTAGTAGAGAGTAACGTGCCCGGCTTTATTACTCACATGATCAAGAAGAGAAAACAAAAGTATTTGGTTCCTAAAGAACAAATTACTTTTAGAAAAGACATTGAGTATGTTCAATCTAACTTCCAAGAATACGGATGGAGAAACACGGGTACTTTATTCAGAGCTCATATTCTTCCTTACTTAATCGATTATTGTAAAGAGGAGCTGGATACTCAAACTGATGATACAGGTAAGATTTACAAAACCATTTATGGAATTGAACGTATACCTGATATCATGGCTATGAAAGAGATGCAGGAGTACAGAGATGGACTCAATGTGGATAGGTTAATTGCTTTAGGAGCACTGATTGCTTTTGCTAAAGTTCAAGAAGCCAACCGTGGTATTAAGAAGAGATTTGAGAAAACAGATAAAAAAAGCTTGGAAAAGTCAGAAAATTTGTATAAATTGAACAACAGTCCGTTTAGACATATGGGGAACACAGGAGGAAATTTTGGTCAAAAACCACCAAGAAATCCATTTAAAAATTTAAGATAAAAGATATGCAAGTATTAAATGCAATGCAGTTAAAAAGTGGTAAGAAAGCCGAGCACAATAGAATGGGCACGATTACTCAACCACTTCAATTTTTACCTAAGAGTGAGAAAGATCCTGAATGGGCTGCCTGGAATATGGACTGGTTAGAGTGGAATGGTCTTAAGCAATTAAGAAAAAATGCCAGAAGACTTATGAAAAATTATAAGTTATCTAAAGGTACCATTGACAGAACTGACTATCTAAATGAACCAGATAATGAGATGAAAGATATTGTGGACACATTAGCTCAAGAAGACTTCAGTGCTTTAGAGTTAAAGTTCTATCCTATTATTCCAAATGTTATCAATGTAATGGCATCTGAGTTTGCTAAACGTAATACTAAAATTACATTTAATGCTGTTGATGATTATTCTTATAATGATCAATTAGAACAAAAAAGAATACAGGTTCAAGATGTTTTATTCCAACAAGCTTCTCAAGATATTCTTGCTAAGATGTTGGATGCAGGTTTAGACCCTGAAGACCCTGAAGTTCAAAAACAATTACAAGAACAAACTGCACCAGAGAACTTAAAAACTTTACCAGAAATCCAAGGATTCTTTGATAAAAGTTATAGAGGGATGTGTGAGCAATGGGCTGTTCATCAGCATAAAATTGATGAGGAAAGATTCAAGATGGATGAACTTGAGGAAAGAGCCTTCAGAGATATGCTTATTACAGACCGTGAGTTCTGGCACATGAAGATGAATGAGGATGACTATGATGTTGAATTATGGAATCCAGTAACTACTTTCTATCACAAATCTCCTGAAGTACGTTATGTGTCTCAAGGTAACTGGGTAGGAAAATCTGATATGTTAACAGTTTCTGATGTTATTGACAAGTATGGTTATTTAATGACCCAAGAACAACTTGAATCTCTTGAAGCTATTTATCCTGTAAGATCTGCCGGTTATCCATTACAAGGTTACCAAAATGATGGTGCTTTTTATGATGCTACTAAATCTCATGATTGGAATACTAATATGCCGTCATTAGCTTATAGACAATACATGTCTATGTATGCTAATGGTGGAGGTGTGATTGGAGATCAAGGTGGTGATATCATGCAATGGATAATGAGAGAGAATGAAGATTATGCTCCTATGGGTGCTGCTTTCTTATTAAGAGCAACTACAGCTTACTGGAAGTCTCAACGTAAGGTTGGACATTTAGTTAAGATTACAGAGGAAGGTCAAACCATTACAGATATTGTAACAGAAGATTATAAGATTACAGACAAACCTTTATATGATACAACTTTACTTAAAAATAAAGGAAAGGATAATTTATTATTCGGAGAGCATATTGATTGGATTTGGATTAATCAAGTATGGGGAGGTGTTAAAATTGGACCTAATCAACCTTCTTTTTGGGGTATGAATAACCCTGGTGGTATTAATCCAATGTATTTAGGTATTGACCAAAATAGAATTGGACCATTGAAGTATCAGTTAAAAGGTGATAAGACTCTCTACGGCTGCAAACTTCCTGTAGAGGGAGCTATCTTCAATGATAGAAATACCCGTTCAACTTCCATGGTTGATTTAATGAAACCTTTCCAAATTGGATACAATCTTGTTAACAACCAGATTGCTGATATCCTAGTAGACGAGTTAGGCACTGTAATCATGCTTGATCAGAATGCCTTACCTCAACACTCATTAGGAGAAGACTGGGGTAAGAACAACTTGGCCAAGGCTTATGTGGCAATGAAGAATTTCCAAATGCTTCCTTTAGATACAGCAATATCTAATACAGAGAATCCTTTGAACTTCCAACATTTCCAAGTAATGAACCTGGAGCAAACTCAAAGAATGCTTTCTAGGATTCAAATGGCCAACTACTTTAAGCAACAATGCTTTGAAGTAATTGGTATTACTCCTCAGAGATTAGGACAACAAATTGGTCAAACAGATACAGCTACAGGAGTAGAGCAAGCAATTGCAGGCTCTTATGCTCAAACTGAAACTTACTTTATTCAGCACTGTGATTATTTGATGCCTCGTGTTCATCAGATGAGAACTGATGTGGCTCAATACTACCAATCCAAAAAACCTTCCATTAGACTGCAGTATATGACTTCAGCTGATGAAAAAGTTAACTTTGAGATGAATGGTACAGATTTACTATTAAGAGATATTAATGTGTTTGCTACAACTAAAGCAAACCAAAGAAATATCCTTGAGCAAATGAAAAAATTAGCTGCTACTAATAATACAGCCGGTGCTTCCATTTATGATTTAGGAAACTTAATGCAGGCTGAATCTTTAGGTGAGCTTACTACTACCATGAAAGGTATAGAAAAGAAAGCCGATGCTAAAGAACAAGCTGAAAGAGCTTCTGCTGAAAAAATGCAACAACAAGAAATTGAAGCTGCAATTAAAGAAAAACAAATGCAGCTTGATCATGATATGTCTGAGGCTGAGAAGAACCGTAGAAAAGATATCCTTATTGCTGAAATCAAATCTGCAGGTTATGGAGCTATGCAAGATATTAACCAGAATAAACAATCAGATTATCTTGATGCATTAGGAGAAATCCAAAAGTCTGAACAGTTCCAAGAAAGTATGAATCTTCAAACTAATAAAGAAGCTTCTCAAACAGCTAATAACCGTGAGAGAGCCCAAATAGAAAGAGAGAAGATGAACACTTCTATGCAAATGAAACAGATGGATTTACAAATTGCTAGAGAAAATAAAAACAAATTTGATGCTAAATCTAAAGCTGATAAAAAGAAGAAATAACCTTTAGCCATATACTGCAAAATATTTTTATAGAGACCTTAAAAAAATATCAAGTTTTAAAGTTTATATCTGTAAATTTGTGTATATTAATATAGTCAATTAAACCAACAAATATGACAAACGAAACAAAAACAACTGTAGAGGAAACTGATATTGACATTGAAGCTTTATTGGGTACTCCAGGAGCTGACAATGTTATGACTCCTGCAAATACAGAAACAGAAAAAAAACATAGTCTTTTCAGTAGAGAAGCTAAAGTGGATTTAACGTTCATTGACAAACCTGATGATAAAAAAGATGCTTCCTCACAGCAAGCAGCTTCAACTGAAGGAGCTGACAATCCGGCTGGAGCAGATAAAAAACCAGAGACTGTTACAAAAGACGAATTTGAAAACATCCTTAATTCAACAGAGTCTACAGAAACTGAAGAAGCTACTAAAAAATCTGGTAGAGCCGGAGGTTTAGTAGAATTAACTACCAAGTTAATTGAAAAAGGCTTATTAGTTCCTTTCGAAGGAGAAGAAGATGTTTCTAAATATACTCTTAAAGACTTTGAAGATCTTTTTGAGATGAACAATAAACAGAAGGATGATAAAACTAAAGAAGAAGTTTCTAATTCTTTCTTTAAAGGTTTACCTGAAGAATTACAAGTAGCTGCTCATTATGTAGCTAATGGTGGAACAGACCTTAAAAACCTTTTCCGTTCTTTAGCAGCTCATGAAGAAATTAAAGCTTTAGATGTTACCGATGAAGATTCTCAAGAGCAAATTGTAAGAAGTTACATGCATGCTAAAAGAATTGGTACAGCTGAAGAAATTGAAGCTGAGATTGAAGATCTTCGCGACAGAGGAAAATTAGAAGCAAGAGCTATCCAGTATAAACCTAAATTGGATTTAATGCAAGAAGAAATTATTGCAAGACAAGTTCAAGAACAAGAGTTAATCAGAAAACAACACATGGAACAAGCTCGTGCTTACTCAGATAATATCTACAAAGCCCTTGAACCTGGTGAATTAAACGGATTAAAACTTGATAAAAAAATTCAAAGTGAATTATACGGAGGATTAACCCAAGCCAATTACCCATCTATGTCTGGCCGTCCTACAAATCTTTTAGGACATTTATTAGAAAAATACCAATACCAAGAACCAAATCATGCTTTAATCAGTGAAGCCCTGTGGTTATTAAAAGACCCTGAGGGATACCGTTCAAAAGTTAGAGAGGGTGGTAAAAAAGATTCAGATGCTGAAACAGCTAGAAAGTTAAAAACAGAACAAGCTAATAAAACGGCTTCTTCTACAGCAACCGATGAATCTGATAATAAAGGCAAGAAGTCATCAGGAGTACAAAGACCATCAGGAAATAATTTTTTCAAAAGATCATTTTAAAAAACAAATAAATATAAATATAAACTAAAAACCCAAAACAAACACAATGTCAACTCCAGTTTTAAACAACGGTATTTTCTTGCGTGACACAAACTACAATGCTAGTTCTCATGTAGATTCTTACCACTTAGTAAACATGCTTAAGGATGCAGAACCAATGGACATGGGACCAGTAGATATCTGGGCTATGTCTCAAAAAGTTGAAATGCCTTTATACCAATTATCATCTTTTGGTGGTAAGAATATTATCATGGTTGATAATGCTCGCGGTGAATACAAATGGCAAACTCCAGTATCTCAGGATTTACCATACATCATTGAAGATATTGAACCAAGCAACCTTAACAAAGGTGTTGATGGTACAACCTTCAAGATTAAAATCAACAAACGTGAATTTGGTCATGGTGATATCATCACTTATGATAAATACAATGGAGTTGAGATGTACATTACAGCTGATGATATCTTACCTATGGGAGATGGCTTCATCTACACTGTACAATTAGTGAACAATGATAACTACAAATATTTAGAGAATAAGTATTTAGTTCCTCAAACTAAGTTATTCCGTAAGGGTTCTGCTCGTGGAGAATACGGTGAAAGATTCTCTGATATCCAAACTAAAGCTGGCTTCCGTGAGTTCTATAACTTCGTAGGTGGAGCTGAAGCACATGTTCATTATTCAGTATCTTCTCGTGCTGACTTAATGTTAAAAGGGGGTATGAATGCAGATGGTACAGTTCCTGTAACTGAAATCTGGAGAAACTTTGACAAGAATGTAGATCCATCAATTTCTAAAATTGAGGATATTGCTTCTAAGATGGGTAAAGACTACTTAAAACGTGCTGTAGGAAATGGTACATTAACCCGTACTTTCTTAACATCAATGGAGTCTGCTCACTTAACTAAGATTGCTACTGACATTGAGACTTACTTAATGTGGGGTCATGGTGGTAGATTGAAGCAAGATGGTCCAGATGATATGAGATTATCAGTAGGTCTTTGGAAACAATTAGACAACTCTTACAAACGTGTATACAACAAATCTAGCTTCTCTTTAGAATTGTTCCGTTCTGAGTTATATAACTTCTATGCTGGTCGTGTAGAGTTCCAAGGTCCAGATCCTAAGAGACAATTAATTGTTCAAACAGGTATGGGGGGTATGAGATTAGTAAATGAGGCTATCAAGCGTGAAGCTGTTAACTCTGGTTTAGTAATCCAAGCTGCAAGCAACAATGGTATTGGAGCTATCTCTGGTCAAGGTATGGACTTAAACTTTGGATTTGCTTTCACATCTTATGTGATTCCTTTCTTAGCAAATGTGAAATTTGTATTAAATCCAGCATTTGATAACTTACATACAAATGATATTGAGAACCCAATCATTGATGGTAACCCATTAAGTTCTTACTCATTTGTTATCTTTGATATCACTGATACAGGAAATGATAACATCTTCATGTTGAAATTATCTTGGGATAATCAATTGAAATGGTGGTACCAAAACGGTACTATGGATTA